AACAACGTTAGTTGAGTTGACAGGATAGGATGGTATTGTTGCATAACCAGCGGTTAATGTTACTGCATCGCCGTAAAAAATAGGGGTAGCGTAGTTGTACTGGATCGGGAAATTGCGAGTTGACCCAGCGAACACTTGTCCACCGATAAGATTTACGGGCTTTAAACCATAGGGTGCTGCTATTTCTGGATAAGCCATAAAAATCTCCAATTAAAAGTTAAAAATTACCTTTACCAAATGTAGTCGTAGATTTATTCTCTTTAAAGAGCGGCATTCTAGGATCACTTTGGCGCATTAAGTTATTATCTACAGCTTCCGTCTGATCATATGTTTGCTTATCGTAATACTGCGTACGTTGCTCAACAAATTCACTTGGGGTTTTGCAAAGTAATAACCCGCCAATCTCGATGTTGTCTTTAAACTTTCCATCGGTATTAGCTAACAGTTTAAATTTCGGTTGCTCTTCAATACTTACCGGCTCCCAACCTTCTCTCAGTTTTGATGAGATATTACGGGGGTCCGCATTAGTTAATGTCGAAACACGAATCCATCTATATGAATACCCAGCCTGTTTATCTGGCTCAGGGAGAAGTTCAGGGGGCATCCACTGTTTAGGACGCTCTGTGAGTTCACGGGTATCTAATTCTCTAGTAAGTCTATTTGCAGTCATTTTTATTTCTCCAATTTGTCTTGTTCACGAGCATAAATCTCTGGGGTTATACCTAGTTTTTTGATCAAGGCCATCTGCGTTGTTTTTAGTTTCACATGTTTTGAAGATGTGCTACGTGTTGCAGGTGCTACCACAGTGCTTGGCTTCGTTTTAGAAGGAGTTTGGCCTTCTTTGGATATTTCCGCTTGACCTACATCTTCCAGAGTTTCAAAGTACTCCGGGAACTTTTTACGCATGGTTTGATCTATGCGTTTAAAATACTGATCAGTACCAACAATATTTGTGCCGTACTCATCTACTAATTCTTCATGAACTCCTGCAGCAAGACTAGACATGGCTTTTTTGGAACCATACCAAGGATTGTTATCCAACCAAGATTGAGTTTTTGGGTCAATTTTTGGTTGTTGTTCAACTTTAGATAGTTTTACATCATTTTCTGTTTCTTGTAAAGGGGTTGGCCTAAAATTTCTTGCTTGTTGTGTCTTATATACAGCAGAATTAAGTGCAATCTGAGCTTCAGTAATTATATCAGGATCCCCTGAATCAATTGCATCTCTATAAGCACGTTTAGCTACGTCTAGTTCTAGGTCAGCAGCGCCTTGTACAGTTTCTATATATGATTTTTCACCAGAAGATAGTGTTGCTTTTAGACGTTTATTCTCTTCTGCAAATCTACGAGCAAGATCAAGTGCTTCTAGACGTTCACGGTCAGCCGCTTCCTTAGCCCTGCGCTCGTCATGAAAAACTTTTTTATACTGTTGAATACGTTGTTTTTGGTCTTTAGGACTTAATTCTTCGTTATCCTCATCAGCAGCTTCTAGTTTTTCTAGTATTTCTTTTGGCATAGGCGTAACATTACGGTCTATCTCGGGGGTATCATCCTCGATTTCAATAGTAATATCATCGTCATCATTACTTAAATCCATATTTTTGTTTTGCTCAATTTCATCGGGAAATTTAAAGTCTTCCATTATTTTCTCCTAATTCCACGTGGATCATCGACAACAGCTTCTACGCTATCATCATTAATTAAACGAAATTCTTTTCCGTGTATCACCAATCGTGTACCTGCATTGGGTCGCACCAAAATAAAATCCCCTTTTTTACACCAAGGCCCGCTTTGAAAACGAGTTGTATCTTTATAGCAATCCGGACCTAAATCCACTACAAAAAGTACTGTAGTTAACAATTCTTCATAGTGTATTGTCTGATCAGCTTTTAAAATACCGCTGTCGTATTCTTTTTCCATTTCTGGAATTGCGCAAAGGATCCTATATCCTTGTGGTTTTGGGAGTTGTGTTGCTTTTTCCTCGTTTGTTGATTTAAAATTTAATACACCTACTACCGCTGGGTTATTGGGGTTTGATCCAATAAGAATTTCACTCATCTGAGTTCTCCATATTTTGTTTAAGGTCTGTTATGTACTCCTTAGCGGAAAGAAGACCTTGAATCTTTCCAACCATTTTTTGGTATTCCGTAAAGTCTTTGGCTTGTCCGGAACTTATCCAATCTTGTATATGTTTTACACGTTCTTGCAACTCAGCTACGATTATGTCTAATGCGTTCATTTTTCACCTTTAGAGTTTGGCTGCTGGCGTTGTTGTCTTTGCGCATTAAGCTGGTCTTTTGCTTTCGCTACATCTATACCCATACGAGCGCCTTCAAGTTGTTGTTTTGCGGATAACTGCATCTTCTCGCCTTCTACTTTAATACCCGCATTTAAACCTGCGATGCGTTCTTGGGATGCAATCCGTTCACGCTCAATACTAAGTTGATCGGCTTTAGCGGCTGCTTCGACCTGTAATTGCTTTTCTTTAATATCAGCTTCTTTTTGTTTAATAGCCATTTCTTGCTGTTGCATTTGAATAATAGGATCTTGAGCAGCTTGTTGTGCTTGTTGGGCGGCAATTTCTGTTTGATTCCGTTGGAGTAAAACTTGAGCAGCTTGAGCAGCGAGTTGAGAAACACGTACTTCCATTTCTGCAGGTATGCCTTGAGCATCGTCATCGTCAGGGTGAAACGGTAAGTCAATCCCCATTTGTTGTTCCATTTGTTTACGATACTCATATGCTAAATGCTCATTAATATGCGCAAGCATTGCACTTTGTAGAGCTTGTGCTTGTGGGTTTTGCCCTACTAACTGCGCAATTTTTGGGTCTTGCATAGCTGCTTGGTGGACCGTAATATGAGCTTGATGATCTTGATATAAAAACGCTTTAACAGGTTTCATCATTAAAATATTTTGATTTTCTGTAATAGGGTCTTCAGGTTTTTGATCTTCTGGCAGCTTAACTAATTTTTCTGCGTTTTTAATACCTAACACATCCAACATCTGTCTATGTAGAAGAGGTAGGTTGTATATTTGCGGTGCTTGTTGTGCTAACTGTAGGGCTGCTTGATATTGTGTAATTTTTTGCGCCATTGTTGCGGCATTTGGGTCACTAACCGGTATTACATCTACACAACTATAGTCAGATTTTTTAGCTTTTCTACCTTCAAAACCACCTTCTGCTGGGTCATACGGGTATTCTTCAGGGCAATTTTCAGCAATAATATCTTTTAAAAGACGTAATTCTTCTTTCATTGAGTAATGTATACGTGCTTGTACAGCGCTCATTACCTTTAAAGTACGCTCTAATATAGCTAAAGTTGTTCCGACGGGAGCCTGACTAGACATGTCACTAATCTGTAAATCAGCTGCAGATGCAAATCTACGGCCTTCTTCAATGATTTTATCCATAAGCCCAGCCAAAACTTGACTAGGTTCTTTGTATGGAAGTGGCATAATGTTGTCACGCATAACGCCGCTTGGAACATCCACATCTCTAAATTCTCCTGGAGCTATCGGTGTATCATCACCTTTAACTCGGAGGCCTCTTGTTTTAAATCCACCCGGTAAGTTTGCAAGTGACCCTGCATCAACAAGTTGGCGAAGTATAGATGTACCACTCTTAGCGAAAGCGCCGATAAGATGGATAAGACCGAAACAGTAAAAACCAAAACCAGGGATATACCCGTAGTGAACAAAATGCAGGCGTTTCTTTTTAAGCTTATCTTCTTGTCTCCAGTTCCGACGAATTGATAATACTTTTTTAGTGCCTTTTTCTATAGTAACTATATACGGTAACGCAAGCCCAGTTTGCTCGCCGTCTTCTTCGTCCTCAAACCCTTCAAGATCTAAGTCAACTTGCATTTCTAAAATCTTGTATCTATCATCCGTTGTAGCACGGAACCCCATTTTTTCTGCAATTTTTTTCTCTATTTCATCAAAACTATTTTCTGGGGAGCCTAAGTCAACATCTAAGTAGAAACCCGAATACTGTAAGCGTTTAAGTTCATTTTCTGTCTTGCGCATTACGTGCGTAACACGTGGGGCCGAGCGCAAATCTGAACATCCGTATGGCACAACTAAATCTTCTGCGGGGACATACATAGATACTTGTCTACCTAAATGCGGGTCTTCGTATACTTTCTTAAATGCATTACCTGATAAACCTAACCCCCAAATCATTCTTTCATGTTCTGGGCGATACTCAGGCATCATGTCCGTAAGTTGATGATTCATATCATCTCTTACTCGATCAGCCGCATCTTTTTTATCTTGAGTCTCTTTACCTATAATTTTTGTTTTAACTGGGCCCGCTGCTGGGAATGTTTCCATTATTGTTTCGGACTGAAATCTAACTAATACTTCCCCTAATAGTGGGTGGTATACGCCGCAAGCGCCTTCCCACGGCTCACTTCTTTCCTCTATGTTCATACCTAGAAGCTGTAAGCCGTCTACATAAGTCTGCATCCAGTCTTTTCTAGATGATATATCCTCATCAAAATCACTAATCAATTCACCAGCTAAGCTAGATAAAACGTCTTCAGATATATACTCGGCAAGATTGTCATTAAACCCCTCATCCTCCCCTTCTTCCATATGTATAGATATATCACCTATATTAATATCAACAGATTCAGGATCTTCAATAACTATCTCTATTGGCGACTCTTCTTCCGCCGATTGATCTAAGCCCAAGGGTGCTGCGTATAAACCTTTTTCTATTGCCATAATTTACTCACACGTTATAATATCCGGCATTCCGGTATGATTTGAAATACTTTGGTTCGTCAGGTTCATCTGTATCTAAACTAACAAACCCGCCCCGTCTAAATCTTAACATCGCTTGTGTCATTGAATCCACTAAGTCATCATGCTCGCCCGAAGGAAAACTTGCAACTTCTTCCACTAATTCTTCTGCCCACGCAGTATTTGGAACCCAAACTCTACCACTTGCAAATATATCAGCAACTGCGTTCAAACGAGCAATTTTATCACTACCTCTTGATGGAACATATTCCTGTACTGGTATACCCATAGCTCTAAGTTCAAATACTAGCGGGGCACCTGATGCTTTTGCCTCAACAATAAGTGATTCTGGTTCCCATTCTTTGTAGTGTTCGTACGCTACTTGCTTCAACTCAGGAAACTCCATTCTTTTCTTATAGCTATTTAATAGTATTATATTTGCTACGGATACCCCACGTTCATTATCTTGATAGAATACACCCCATGTTGTACAAGCACAATAGTCGCTACGCTCTGTTTTTAAGAACGCCGTATCCCATGACTGTATTTTATACTCACACATTGGGGGGTCATCATGCTCCCATATCTGCCACCATTCCCTCTTAACAATAGCTGAGACATCTGAAGTAGGGTTTTGCATGTACTGCGCCATCCATTTACCATTAGGTAGTTCTTGGCGTAATGCTTCTAATTCTTTAAGTGCCCAAAACTCAGGCCATAAGGGTAAACCATCAGGTAATATTGCAGGAAACTCAATAACTTCCCACTGTTCTCCCGTCCTTTGTTGTGCGGCTTTAACTACTTGCCCAGTCAAATCTTTCTTTGACCAGCGTGTCATAACTATAATAATAGCGCCGCCCGGTTGTAGACGCTGACGAGGGCCAGATGTATACCACTCATATGTCTTATCATATATCTCTGGATTAGATTCTGCTATTGTTGCTTCTTGTTCTGAGTGAGGGTCATCAATAATAAGGATGTCTGCACCCTTACCGGTAACAGCACCGCCAACACCGATCGCAAAGTAATCTCCCTTATGGTTAGTCGCCCACCGCCCAGCTGCTTTAGAGTCAGACTGGAGTCCAACTCCTGGGAAAATTGACTTATATACGTCTGAATCCACCAAGTTCCTGACCTTCCTACCAAATCCCACGGCAAGTTCAGCCGTATGAGACGTTTGAATGACTTTTTTCTGTGGGAATTTACCCAAAAACCAAGCAGGTAGTAGGTAAGAAGCAAATTCGCTTTTAGTATGGCGTGGAGGCATATTAATAATAAGGCGTTTACACTCTCCATTAGCAACTCGTTCAAATGCTGCAGCCATTTCAACATGGTGTTCTCCATCAATAAAGTTAGGCCAGACTTTATGGACAAAATCCATAAAATTTTCTTGACAATTCTCTCTTTCCGATGCAAAAACAGTCCCATCTAGCTCTTCATGAATAGCACGAAGTTGCGCCGGGGACATCTTATCCAGATTATTGTACAAAAAATCTAGTTCAGCCTTCGATAGTTCTGCTTTCGTCGTCATCTCTTGTATTATCTAGTAAACTTGCAAGCCTTTCAGCCTTCGGAACCACGTCAATAGCATCCATCTGCATCAAAGTTCTAATCTTTTCTTTAATTGCATCCTTTAACTCATTACTATTCTTATGCGTAATAGTAATTTCACTGCGTTCTGTAAACAAATCCGACGCTTTCCCGAGTAACTCTAGGGCTTTTAGGGCTACTTTAGGGTCTTCATGCTCAGAAATTTCTAATAATCTATTAGTAACTACCGTTCTAACCTGCACTTTATCCTGAACTATCTGTCTTTCGTAGTCATTTATGTATCTATATAGTGATACGGCAAATCCAGGATTTTTTAGGTTCTCTTCTTGCTTAGTTGGCTCTTTATTTTTACCCATAGTATTGAACATTTCAATAGCTTTAGCGTGATCTTCCGCAGACATTTCAAATGGTGCACCAAGTTCTTCAAGGATAAGCGCAGTATTACCTGCTATTTTTGCACGGGCAAATTCATCTTCGCCTCGCTCTGGATAAGCGAATTCGGGCATAGGTATGTCGAGGGTTGGTTCGACGTTAATTGGCATGTAACCTTAGTGGAGGTTTTAATGTGCTAACTATATCACAAAAATAATACTATGGGGGTATGAATCCTTTTTAATTTGAGAGGGGGGGTGTTTTCTATGTTGGCACATATTAGGGTTTACCCTAGAAAATGAAGGGGGTGGGGGTAAATTTAAAAATTAGGTATCTGTTGTGCAGAACAGTGTGTATGTTGCCAGGCGAGGGACCCGAATGTATATTAGGGGGTGTAGTGGTGGTGGTGTCTGTATATAGCCAATTAGAACCCATATACCTACTTAATATTGTATATCTTGTTATTACTTAGGTAATTTACCTCTGTCAGTATGGAATCTAATACTCTATTTATTATTGTAGATATATATCGAAGGGAAGCGTTTTTATTTTTTAAGGCGTTTTGTTTTTTAGGTTGTCGGTTTTATCTGTTTGATTCTATTGGCTATTTCCTGTATAGATTTAACCTATTCTATATTATGGTGATATGATTATTACATGGGGGAAATGATACTTATCCTCTCTGGTAACTTAACGACATGATGTCGCTAAGTATCTAACCTGTATCATTGGAGATGTCAAACATGGATAAAAATTCCATTGACGATTTAGATGTTTTGGGTGGCTCTGTTGGGGCTGATGGCAAATATGTTTTAACTCCTGATTCAGTTGAATTGCTGAAGCAGACGGTTAACACTCTCGACTCTCTCGAGCGTTCGTTCGATGATGTGCAGACTAGAATTAAGGCTATGGTCGCAAATCTTCAACGCTTGCTCCAGAGTAATTCGAAGTCGGTTTTGCAATCGGGTTCGACTACTGCCGTTGTTGAGATTAACTATTCTCACTATCATGCGTGTCGTGGTTTGTTCATGCACTCATGGGCTAGTGTTCGTAAAATGGCTTTGCCGTTGAATGATACTAATGAGAAAACCTGCTCTAAGGCTTTTGAGCGTTACTTTAGCATGACAGGCTTGGAAGTTCCTAAGTCTGACGATCCCAAGTCGGTTGCTAAGCGTGAGCGTGAGCAGAAAGAAGCCAAGCGTCTTGAGGGTATTCCTGATTTGAAGGTCGCTATCGCTGATGCTGTTGTGCGTGGTGACTTCGAGGAAGCGACTAAACTCAAGAAAGAGGGTTTGCGTCGCACTAAGGTTGAGAACAAGGAAACTCTCACTTCCTTAGAACCGACCAAGAAAGCCTTGAATGCCCTTATCAAAGAATCAATTGATGAGGAAAAACTTAACTTGTGTATTGCTTGGTTCGAAGGTCGCATTAAACTTGAACCAAAAAAGCAAGTTAGTCGTGCTTCCTAAGTTGTAATGCTTTACTACCTAGCGACATGGTGTCGCTAGGTTTCTTTTTTCTTTTAAGGAGATGTTATGGAAAAGTTTGGTCATTTAAAGTTGTTTACTCGTGTCATCACTCACAAAGACCAGCACGGTCGTGAACATGGTAAGCGTGTTTCTTTGCTATCACGTCACTGTGACTTTGACAATATACAGGAGATTGTTTCTGAGTTCATGCTTTTGAATCCTCAGTTGCAGAAGCAGTATGTTGAGATGGAGTTTACTGTCAAGGTTTTTGACATCATAAGTTACGGTGGCTAAACCTCGCCTGCTCGCCCGCTCGGGCGGGCGGGTTCTTCGAACC